AAGTCACACAGCTAGTACAACTACTACAGACTATGGAGAAGGACTCTCCGTTGTACAATACGCTAATACAGTCCATCATAGACAACATGAACTTGTCTAACCGTGAAGAACTTATTGCAGCAATGCAGCAAGCGTCTCAGCCTAACCCAGAAGCACAGCAGATGGCTCAGGCAGCACAACAGGCACAGCTTGAGTTCCAACAGTCCCAGACTGCAGCTTTGTCTAGTCAGGCTGCTGAGTCTCAGTCAAGGGCACAGAAAATGGCTATGGAAACACAGCTTATGCCTTCGGAGCTTGAGATTGACCGTATAAAAGCAGTCACTACAAACATACGCAAAGGGACAGAGGACGACAAAGAGTTTGAGCGTAGACTTAAAGTTGCAGACATGCTTCTTAAGGAAAGACAGATTGACATGCAGAAGAGTAGTCAGTCAGCTAAAGAAATTAAGGAGAAGGAGTCGTCTGAGCTTGAGAAACAACTCATGTCACGGTTGACCTCTAATGGACGTTAAAGTACTACTACTTGCTCTTGACAGTAAGTTTAGCGACCTCATGGGAAAACTTGAGGACCGTATAAGCAAAGTCAAAGCCATGAAAGGCGACACTGGTCCTGCCGGTGTTGCTGGCCCTAAAGGTGACGTAGGCCCTAAAGGAGACACTGGGTCTGAAGGAAAGCAAGGCAGGGAAGGTAAAGACGGTAAAGATGGGAAGGACGGAGAAGAAGGCAAAGAAGGAGTAGGGGTTCAAGATGCCTCAGTGGACTTTGACGGCCATTTGGTCCTTACCTTAACTAACGGTGAAGAGGTAGACGCAGGAGAAGTGAAGGAGCTTAATGAAGCTCAGGCACCTAATGTGTACAACATCTCTATGGGCAGTATGGCTAGTCGTGCTGACCTTAAGAATGCTGCGGCTAAGGTTATCACGAGTAACCACACCACAAGTGGCTCTGAGATTCTAAAGGTCACTTCCGGTGTCGTGGTTCACTTAAGCGACCGCCCTCAGAATCGAGAGACCGTCATCGTCAACTGCCGTACTGACGACAGAATTGACATCGTAGGTGAGATTAACATTGTCAACATGTCTTACTACGACACAGCTCAGTACAACGTAGATGAGTTTGGTCTTGGTAGTCTTATTGTGGAACAAGACGACACCACGATACACCTAGTGTACATCCAAGAATTTAAAGAGTGGTTGGCAATATAATGAGCTATGTACCTCAGTCAAGAGCAGACCTAGCTACTGCTACTCCTTACTCCCTGACTTCAGACCACACTACGTCTGGAACAGAGATTTTAAGGTGTGCTGCAGACGTAGACATTACTTTAAACCTGTCCCCTAAAGACAGGGAAACAGTTGTCATGTACTTAGCTACGTCCAGTACTGTCAACATTACTGGGGACATTAGGATATACAGTGCCGCTTTGTACAACGTGGCTCAATTTAACATCGACAAGTTCGGAGGGTCAACCTTAACTTTTAACACACAACACGCCACAGCACATCTTATGTACGTAAGGTCCTTTGGGGAGTGGCTGGCAATTTAAACAACTAAAGAGGAACAACATGCTAACGGACAAAGAACTAGACGTTCTCCTAGACCACATTGACAAACATTTTGAAGCCAAATGGCAACAAATTAAAAAATTAGAGCTGAAAGTAGAGGAGCTTAGTAATGGCAAAGAAGAAGGACCCAAGACTGGAAAGGGCCGGAGTAAGCGGGTTCAACAAGCCAAAGAGGACTCCTAGCCACCCTACTAAGTCACACGTAGTAGTGGCCAAAGAGGGAGACAAGATTAAAACCATACGTTTTGGACAACAGGGAGTCAGCGGTGCGGGTAAAGCCCCTAAGTCTGAGAAAGATAAAGCCAGACGCAAGTCATTTAAAGCACGTCATGGTGCAAATATTGCAAAAGGTAAGATGTCAGCAGCGTACTGGGCAAACAAGGAGAAATGGTAGTGGCAGGTCTATATGACAACATCCATGCAAAGCGTAAGCGTATTGCAGCAGGCAGTAAAGAGAAGATGCGTAAGGCAGGTGCCAAAGGTGCACCGACCGCAAAAGCTTTCAAACAAGCAGCTAAACCAACCAAGAAGAGGAAAAAGTAATGCCTAAAGTAGGAGGAGTGAAGTACCCGTACACCAAAGAAGGTAAAACAGCAGCTAAGAAAGCAGCAGCTAAAAAGAAGAAGAAGAAACCCATGAAAAAGGGCTACTAAATAACACTTGACTTTTAACTAAAAACATGCTATACTATAACTATAGTACAAACAAAGGGAAACTATGAAGCCTGAGCTTGAAACTTACTTCGACAACTACAACGAACTCTTCAATTCTGAAGGTTTTAAACAACTCGTTCAAGAGCTTTCCTCCAATGCAGTATCTTTAGCTGACATACAGACAGTTAAGGACACTGAAGACTTCTACTTTAGAAAGGGCCAAGTTGCCGCTTTAGCTTCTGTGATTAATCTGGAGAATACTATATCAGTAGCCAGAGAACAAGCAGAAGAGGAAGAAGAAGTAGATGATTAAAGTATACGACTTTCGTTGTGACAACGGACACGTATATGAGAAATTTGTAGACTCTAGTACCTCAATCAGTAGGTGCGAGTGTGGTGCTAGTGCTACAAAAATGCTGTCTGCCCCGGCTTTTATACTTGATGGACACACTGGGGACTTCCCCGGTAGACACATGAAGTGGGTAAAAGAACACGAACAAGCAGGTAGAAAACCCTAGTCTCCATAATGACAAAGTTCACGGAGTTTGATTATGTCTAAAGCGACAATGGTTGACATGCAACCTGAAGAGGAAATTGCAGAAGAAACCATAGAAAACGAAGTACAAGAGATTCAACACCAAGAAGAAGTAGTTGAGCAACCTCAATCAGAACCTACAGTACCGGAGAAGTACCAAGGTAAGTCTCTGGGAGAAGTGGTACAGATGCACCAAGAGGCTGAGAAGCTTTTAGGTCGTCAGTCCTCTGAAGTAGGAGAACTTCGTAAGGTAGTGGACGATTACATTTCAACGCAATCACCACCACCAGCACCTCAACAGTACGTTGAGCCTGAAGACGATATAGACTACTTTACAGACCCTCAAGCAGCCGTTAATCGTGCTATTGATAATCATCCTAAAATCAGAGAAGCTCAAGAGTACTCTGCTCAGTACAAAAAACAGTCATCTCTGGCAACGCTTACTAATAAGCATCCAGACATGCAGGGCATCCTTAAGGACCCTAAGTTTGCTGAGTGGATACAAGCTTCAAAGGTTAGGACAAAGTTGTTTGTAGAAGCTGACCAACAATATGACGCGGAAGCTGCTGACGAACTGTTTTCACTCTGGAAGGAGCGTAAGACAGTAGCACAGCAGACAGTGCAAGTTGAGAAACAAGCACGTAAGCAGCAGATTAAGGCAGCCAATACAGGCAATGCACGAGGCAGTGCTGAAGGGAGTCGTAAGAAAGTGTATCGTAGGGCCGACATCATTAAACTAATGAAAACAGACCCTGAGCGTTACCAAGCTTTATCTGAGGAGATTTTAAGAGCTTATAGCGAGGGTCGAGTCAAATAATCTAAAGGAGATTAAGACTTATGGCTACTGCTACATATCCCGGTGCAGGGGGTAATACTGCAAAGACTGAAGCGGCTACGTTTATTCCAGAAATTTGGAGTGACGAGATTATCGCTGCTTACCAGAAGAACCTGAAGATGGCTCCACTTGTCAAGAAGCTCGCTATGAGTGGCAAGAAAGGTGACAAGCTTCACATCCCTAAGCCAGTACGTGGAGACGCAAATGCTAAGGCTGCTGATACTGCAGTTACTATCATTGCTAACACTGAAGGCGAACTGACTGTTGACATCGATAGACACTTTGAGTACTCAAGACTCATTGAAGACATCGTAGAAGTACAGGCTCTAAACAGCTTGCGACAGTTCTACACTGAAGACGCTGGCTACGCTCTGGCTACTAAAATCGACTCTGACCTCCACTCTTGTGGTACTGGTTTTGGCGACGGTGGTTCCATTGTGTTTGCTGCTTCTGTAGCTCCTACAGACTACCAGCACACTGGTTGCTTCATGAACACCAATAACACTACAACTCAGTACACTGACGACACTATTGACGGTGTTGCCGGAGACGAGTTTACTGACCGCTTTTTCCGTGATATGATTCAAAAGCTGGACGACAATAACGTACCGATGGAAAGTCGTGTACTTATTATCCCACCCGCTACTCGAAACGCCATCATGGGCATTGACCGTTACGTGTCTTCTGACTTCGTAGGCGGCCAAGCAGTTCAGTCTGGTCTTATTGGTAACTTGTACGGAGTAGACGTTTACGTTTCTGCTAACTGTGCAACTATCGAAACTGCAGCTCAGAACAGTGCAGCTTCTGTAGACACTCGTGCGGCAATGTTGTTCCACAAGGACGCTATCGTTCTTGCAGAGCAGCAGTCAGTACGTTCACAAACCCAGTACAAGCAGGAATACTTGTCAACTCTGTACACGGCTGATTGCCTGTACGGTGTTCAGGTGTATCGTCCTGAAGCTGGTTTCGTTCTCGCAGTACCTTCTGCGTAGTAATGAACTCTATGGGGGTCTTTCGAGGCCCCCTATTTTTCTTATATTGTTTTCTTTAGCTGGAGCAGTCTATGGGTATCTTTAGAGGTACTGGAGGTACTGGTGACGCAACTACAGACGCTGTAGCGTCCCAAGTTGGCACTGATGCCTCGACTGCTTCAACTAAAGCAAATGAAGCTGCTAGTTCAGCCACAGACGCTGCTGCTTCAGCTACTGCCGCAGCTACTGCAAAGACGGCTGCTGAGACAGCACAGGCAGCAGCAGTAGTAGCTAAAACCGCTGCTGAAACTGCGGAAACCAATGCTGAAACAGCAGAAACTAATGCAGAAACGGCAGAAACCAATGCAGCCTCTAGTGCCACCAGTGCTACCAGTAGTGCGTCTACGGCGACAACTAAAGCGTCTGAAGCAGCCTCTAGTGCCACCAGTGCTACCAGTAGCGCCTCTACAGCAACAACTAAAG